AAATCTGATCAATCTCAAGTAAAATCTGATCAATCTCAAGTAAAATATGAACAATCTCAAGAAAAATCTGATCAATTTCAAGAAAAATCTGATCAATCTCAAGAAAAATCTGATCAATCTCAAGAAAAATCTGATGAATCTCAAGGAAAATCGGATGAATCTCAAGAAAAATCTGATGAATCTCAAGTATTAAAAACTAATTTTGATAAAGAATTTGATAATAAAATTATTTATATTAATAATGAAGTAGAAGAAAATGCGTTTTTTTAAATAAAATAAGGATAATATAATAGATAAAATGTATTATATATATTCATTATGTATTACTTTAATTTTATTTTATATTATTAATATATTTGAAAAAAAAGAATTTATAAAAGGAAAAGATATTGTAATATTTATAATATTATTTATTGTAACTACATTTATAATCTATATGTTATCAAATAATAATATTGAAAATAAAACAGAAATATTAGAAAATATTGATACTGGTTTCAAAATGCCTTAATTATTTTTTTTAACTGTAATTTTACAAGTATTTTTTTTTTTTATAATAACATTTGGATCATATTCTTCATCTTCATCTTCATCATCATTATACGACGAATGTCTTTCTTTTTCATCTTGTAAAGCTTGTATATCCCATAATTCATTGTCACACATTTTTAACTTTTTATTAGGATCTGCTTTATACCAAAATACTTGATCTTCTAATTTATTTCCATTTGCTCTATTATTTATAACTAAACAACCATAATCTTGAGTTACTTGTTCTAAAACTTGTTCAAATACTGCTAAACTTGGAAACATTCCAGCATAATGATCATATAATCTTTCCCTATTTTTTTTTATATTTTCTTTAAAAATAAAAACATAATCTATATTTGTTCTTAAAGCTGGACTTATACCCATAGGAAATTGCATTGTTAAAAGAAACATTATTTTATAATGCCTACCATTCATAAATATTTTTCTAATATTTGTATCAGTTACCCAACTTTTATCATACATTGCATCATCCATAACTAAAAAAGATCTTGGATCAATTGAAGAATAACCAAAATCTTTTTTTTCTTTTTTAAATTTAGCTGATATTTTTTGTTGCCTTTGAACATATTTTTCTATTAATTCTGGAGAATATTCATCATGAATTAATATTTTTGGAATAAAATTTTGAAAAAATGCATTAGCATGTTCTGTTGGACTTATTACCATACCTATTGGTATACTACAATGATTTGATAATATATCTCTTAAACAAACACTTTTTCCTCTATTTCTTGCAGCAATTGCAACTATAACAGAATCATCATTAATTTTTGAAGGATCGAATTTTTTTAATTCTAACTTCATTGAAGGTTTTTTACTCATATTTAATAAGTGTATTTATCATTAAATATGAGTAAAAAAAAATAATAATAATCACATTTTAATCTATTTCAACCATTTTTTCTTCTTCTTTCTTTTGTAACCATGGATCTACACCATCATTTAATTCATCACTTATTATCTTTGCCCCATTTTCAAATTGATTTTCTAATTTTGGCTCTATAGTATTTTTATTTATAGCATTTGTTGTTCTTGTATCAAAAATTATATCTTTTTGATCTTTATTTTCTTTATAATGTTTCATAAGTGTATTTAATTGTTGTTCTGGATATTCTTGTTCCTCTATATTATTTGTTATATGTGATTCATATGGTAACCAACAACCTACTTGAGCTATATATATATTATGATATTTATCCTTTTTATTCAAAATTTCTACTCTTTTTTTTGCAAGTTCTTCACTATCATATACACCCCTTACTTTTATACCTCGTTGTGTTGTTTTTAAATTATTTTTATAATATTCATCTTCTATTTTATCCGCATTCGTATTTTTATAAAATTGAAATTGTTCATTTAATTCATCCATATTTGATATATAATTATGATTATCTTTTATCGAATTTATCATATCTATATCATCTTTATATTTATCTTTTAAATTTTCAAATAATAAATCCATATCATTACTAAATTTTTTTAAAAATTTATTAAAATAAAATAATTCTTTATTTTTTATTATAGTATCTTCTGGATTTAAAAAAGATAAACATACATAATTTTGATTTCTAATTGGTTCGTCTTCATCTAAATAATCAATTTTTGTTTTTTCCATATTTATTAAAAAATATAATATATCTTTATATATTAAAACATAAAAAAATGGTTGAAATTGATTCTAATGAATTAATATTAAAAATTTTGAAATATTTATTTCAAGGTTTTGCTATAGCATTAGTTGCACACTTATTAGATATGATCGGACCTAATAAATTAAGTGGTTGGGAAATATCTATTTTAGCTGTAACATCCGCATGTGTTTTTGCTATATTAGATGTTATTAGCCCTACATTTTCTCAATCTGCTCAACAAGGAGTCGGATTAGCTACAGGTTTTCGTCTCATGAATTTTCCAGTATAAAAAAACATATTTAAACATAAATAAAATTAATTTATAATAAATGAATTTAGAAACTGAATTAAACGTATTAATACATAATGTTATTAATTCTAAAGGTAGCCATTTTGATTTAGCTATCCTAATTTATAATATTTATAAAAATGATTATAAAGTTCATAATGATAAATGGTATAAACAAAATGATAATAATCAATGGGTTGAAATGGAATTAGCTAAAGATCTATATATCAATATTAGTTTAAAAATTTTTGATTTATTATTTGAAAAACATCAGGAATTATTTAATCAATCCAGAATTGTTGAAACACTTGAAGAATCAGATTTATATAAAGAAAAAGCTAAAATATTATATAAAATCGCTAATCAATGTAAAATGGTTAATTATAAACAAAGCTTAATTAAAGAATGTAAAATTATTTTTACTGTCGATAATTTAGATTGAAGGTATCCATTTCCATTTTAATTCATTACATATCTTCTTAAATGTTTCCTCATTTTGTGCTATTTTTTGCCTACTTTTTAGTAAAGGAAATAATGGTAAATATTCCGGTAAATCTAATATTAAAAAAAATTTATGCAATATATACGAATAAGAAATAAAATTTAATCTATTACTTGGAGCATGTTTAATAAATAAAGGCTGTGTCTGCATAAACATATTTGATAATGTTTGTTCTAATTCTGGACTAAATTGGGGAGGAGGCACACCATTTATTCTATTTATTATATATGCTGCATGCTCATAATATTTATGAGTTCTTAATTTTTTTAATATTGATCTCATATGTTTTGGAGTTAAAGTTTTTGTATCTGTTATCTTTTCTTTTTTTAATTCATTCAAAATTTTATCAAATACTTCATTCGGAATATCCGTACTTTCTTTTCCTTGAACCTGATTACACCACTCCCTAAAATGATTTATTCTTTTATAACTATAATGAATATTATCCTTCTTATCATTTATCATTATTGGTCTATTCTGTTCTGCCAATAAAAAATCTTGATATCCACATTCTATACATATTGATATTGCTTCATGTTGCAAATTTATCATATTTCCTTTATTACAATTACTACATAATTCACTTATAAATTCACCATCTAAATGATTTATATATTTATTCTCTGTTATTGACAAATACTCATTTACTAAAGAAGTCTTTGTCTTATTATTTACACTCGAATCTACTTTATTTCCTATATCTATATTTAATGCATCCAAAATTGTAAATTTTTTATTCTTATTTACTGAAATATTATTAGTATGAACATTTTTATCTAAAATGTCATAATAATTAAAAAGAATTTTACCTGTTTTTTCATAATAATCAATCTCATTTGATTCATTTAATTCATTTAATTCTATCGTTTTATTTAATATATCCTCCTTCACCAATACATTACTATACCATAACTTTTTTTTTTCATTACTATTTATATTTAAATTATCATTACTTAATTTATCATTTATATCTATATTTAATATTTTTAACTTTTCTATATCATTTACCAAATTATTAATATTTTCATTCTTTTCTTTAAACTTTTTTATTGTATTTATATGAATATCATCTAATGTACTTGCTTCTGTTACATTATCTATTACATGTATTCGTTTTTTACTACATCTTTCTTTCATCATCTTTATTAATAATTTATAAATTACTTTTATTATATATTTTTTCTTTTATATATAATAAATACTTAAAAATGGGTGGAGGTTTACTTCAATTAGTTGCCTATGGAGCACAAGATGTTTATTTAACCGGTAATCCACAAATTACTTTCTTTAAAGTGGTATATAGAAGACATACTAATTTTTCTATCGAATCTATTAGACAATCTTTTAGTGGCAATTTTGATTTTGGTAATAGAGTTACATCACAAATTTCACGTAATGGAGATTTAGTTAGTAAAATGATTTTAGAAGTTGATTTACCAAAATTACAAGAAATTCCTACAAATGTATGGAATGATATCGATGTAGACAGATATGTCAATTATATCGGATTACGTTTAATTAAATCTGTAGAATTAGAAATTGGTGGTCAAAAAATTGATAAACAATATTCTGATTGGATGTATATTTGGAATGAATTATCATTACCTATTGAAAAACAAACCGGTTATCAAACTATGGTTGGAGCTGATACTGATATGACAAGCTTTAAAGATACTAAATTATATATACCTTTTGAATTTTGGTTTTGTAGAAATATCGGTTTAGCTTTACCTTTAATTGCTTTACAATATCATGAAGTTAAAGTTAATATTGAAATTGAAACATTTAATAATTGTACATATGTTGGTTCTGCTTATCAGAAAAAATCTGGAGATAATACTATTACTAAACAACAAATTAAAAATGCAACTTTATATGCTGATTACATCTTTTTAGATACTGATGAACGTCGTAGATTTGCACAATTATCTCATGAATATTTAATTGAACAATTACAATATTCTGGAGAAGACACAATTAAACAAGAACAAAAAAGCATTCAATTAACAATGAATCATCCTGTTAAAGAATTAGTTTGGACTATTAAACCAGATGATAATGAAGTTTGGTATAATTATACAACTGAAAAGTTTGATTGTAATATTGCTGGTGATTCCAATTTTGCATATCAATTGTCTAATTTATATGGTGATTATTCTAATTTAACTAATACAATATTAGGTGTTGTTCCAAGTGGTCAAAATCCTGTTGTTCAAGCTTCATTACAATTAAATGGTAATGATCGATTCACACCAAGAGATGGTGATTATTTCTCATTAGTTCAACAATATCAACATCATACTAATATTTCTCAAAATAAAGGTATTAATGTATATTCATTTGCTCTTAAACCAGAAGAACATCAACCATCTGGAACACTTAATATGAGTCGTATTGATACTGCACGATTAATTGTTAAAAGTAATTCTTCTGGAACTTTGAAAGTTTGGGGAACTAATTATAACGTTTTACGTATATTAAGTGGTATGGGTGGTTTAGCTTATTCCAATTAAAAAATAATTTAATACTTTAAAAAAAAATGATTTTTTTTTAACTTACTCAGTTAATCAAATATGAGTATAGATTGTTCACTATGTTGTGAAACTTTTAAAAAAAATAATACTTCTAACTGTCCATATTGTTCATATGTTGTATGTAAACCATGCTGGAATACATATTTAATTTCTGTTATTAAAGTTGATAAACCTTGTCCTAATTGTCAAAAAACTCTAACCAGAAAAAATTTAATTGATATGTTTACAAAAATATATGTAGATAATACTTTGAAAAATCATATTAAAGAAGTTTTAATGTTAGAAGATAAAGCACAAATACCACATACTTTAAAATCTATTGATATTATTCAAGAAAAAGATAATTTAATAGAAAAAATTAATACTATTAAAGATGAAATTAATAATGAAGTTAAATATTCTTTAACATATTATATTAAAATACATTCTATTGGTGGATATAAACAATATATTAAAAATGAATTAAATTTAAATGGTAGAAGAAAATTAGAAAATATTAAAAAAAGTAGTTATATTTATCCTTGTAAAAATCCTGATTGTGAAGGATTTGTAAATTCTGATTGGTATTGTTTATTATGCAAACAATATACTTGTAAAGAATGTCATAAAATTATTGATGATAATCATGTTTGTGATAAAGATGATATTGAAACTGCTAAAATTATTAATAAAGATACTAAACCTTGTCCTGGTTGTAAAAATGCTATTATGAAATCATCTGGATGTGATCAAATGTGGTGTTGGATATGTCATACCGCATTTGATTGGAAAACTGGTAATATTGTTAAAAAAAATAGATATATTCATAATCCTGAATATTTTAGATATATGCGAGAAAATGGCATTCCAATTGATAGAAATCCTCATGATAATTTATGTGATGATGATAATATACAAGCTTATTGGACAGCACATTCTATCTTATGGAATGGTAATAATTCATGTAATTATATTAATATTTGTTTAAAAGATAAATCTATTTTTCATAATACTGATGTTTTTAAAAATATTAGTAATATTGAACAATTATATAGACATTATAATCATGTTATTGTTCCTGATATTAAAGGTAAAATTAGAGATACTGTTATTAGTAAATGGTATAATGAGAATAGATATAAATTTCTTACTAAACAAATTACAGAAAATCAATATAAAATTAATTTAGCAAGAAAACATAAATTTATTGAATATTATAAATATTATTTAGGAGTTGTTGAACTAATTAAAGTTACATTAAAAGATACATATATCGAATATGTTCAAAAAATTAAAGAAGCACAACCAGAATTTGTTCATAAAAAATATTCTTCAAATAAACAAATACAAGATGGTATTAATTTAGATAAGGATCTTTTAAATAGAAAAAATAAAATTAATGAACTTATCAAAGTTTTTCATAAAGATTTATCTAATACATCAGAAATCTATAATTATTCTGATAGTAGTGTTATTAGACATATTAAATTTATTCAAAATGATTAATTAATTCATTAATTCATTTAATTATATATATTTCATATTATTTTTATATTTGCTATAAATAAATAACATAAAATGGGTGGAGGCTTACTTCAACTAGTTGCCTATGGAGCACAAGATGTATATCTTACCGGTAATCCACAAATTACCTTTTTTAAAGTTGTATACAGACGTCATACTAACTTCTCTATTGAATCTATTATTCAAAGCCATAATGGCACTGTCGGTTTTGGAAGTCGTATGACATGCCAAATATCTCGTAATGGAGATTTACTTCACAAATTATATTTACAAGTTGAAATTGGTGGAACTGCTAATGATTACATTTGGACGCAAAATTTAGGACACTATATTATTAAAACTGCTGAAGTTGAAATTGGTGGTCAATTAATTGATCGCCAATATGGAATTTGGATGCAAATTTGGAATGAGCTAACTTTACCATCTGGTAAAAAAGATGGTTTTGATAAAATGATTGGAAATTATAATGATGCGGATTTAAAACATCAATTTGTTGGTACTGATAAGACTAAATTATATATTCCTTTAGAATTTTGGTTTTGTCGTAATGTTGGTTTAGCATTACCTTTAATTGCTTTACAATACCATGAAGTTAAAATTAATATTAATTTTAATGACACAATGACAGCTTATGTTAGTGATGGGGATACTGTTGCAGGTCGCAATTTAACATTGTCATCTGCAGCTTTATGGGCTGATTATATCTTTTTAGATACTGATGAACGTCGTAGATTTGCACAATTATCTCATGAATATTTAATTGAACAAGTTCAATTTACTGGATCTGAATCTGCAGTTGCAGGTAGTAAAACTCGTCTTAAAATGTCTTTTAATCATCCTGTCAAAGAATTAGTATGGGTTAATATGGATGACACTAAACAAAACAAAAAAGATTGGTGTGTTTGGCAACCACAAATAACTGATAAAGTTGAATTACAATTAAATGGTAATGATCGTTTTGCACCAAGAGATCCTAAATATTTTACTTTAGTTCAACCTTATCAACATCACACTAATATACCTGCAGCTAAAAATATTGGTGTATATTCATTTGCATTAAAACCTGAAGAACATCAACCATCTGGAACTCTTAATATGAGTCGTATTGATACTGCTCAAATTACAATTCCTCGAAGTGCCGCAGCTGGTAATATATATTTATTTGCACACAGTTATAATGTGTTACGTATATTAAGTGGTATGGGTGGTCTTGCTTATTCTAACTAAATATATACTATATCTTTTTTTTAAAATATAATTTTATCAAAAATTATATTTAAATTATTTGGAAGTTTTTTATAATAATTAATAAAATTTATATAATGTTGAATTGGTTCGACATTAATTGTATAATATAATATAAAATGATATATCATAAATATTAAAAATCCAAATAAAACATCAATACAATTAAATTCATGTTTTAATGTTAAAATTGGTATAATTTTGAAAATAATAATACAAACTATTAAAAAAAATATTATTTTTTTTAAAGATAATTTTAAATAAATCATATAAAATAACATCCATATTACAAATAATAAAATTAAATAAAAAAATATAATAGGATTATAAGGAATAATATTTAAAATATATAAAAAATACCATAATAAAACATATGATGAAAAATAATATGTTATTTTTATCATTTTATTTTTTTCTTTATTAATAATAAATAGTAAAAAATGGGTGGAGGTTTACTTCAACTAGTTGCTTATGGAGCACAAGATGTATATTTAACTGGTAATCCACAAATTACCTTTTTTAAGGTAGTATATCGTCGTCATACAAATTTTTCGATTGAATCTATTGTTCAATCTTTTAATGGAAATCCCGCTGCTGGAAGTCGTGTAACATGCCAAATCTCACGTAATGGTGATTTAGTTCATAAATTATATTTAGAATTAGATGTTACTGGTAATTTTACTAAAGAAGATGGAGTTGGAAAACCGGGAATTGGTCATGCTGCAATCGATAAAGTTGAACTTGAAATTGGTGGTCAATTAATTGATCGTCAATATGGTGATTGGATGCATATTTGGAACGAATTAACATTACCAGAAGGTAAAAAAACTGGTTTTCAAGATATGATTAATAAAAATGGAAAAAAATTATATGTTCCATTAGAATTTTGGTTTTGCCGTAATGTTGGTTTAGCTCTTCCATTAATTGCTTTACAATATCATGAAGTTAAA